GGGAATAATACCACCAACTAACGTCGAATATGTGCCGAGCGGTGGATACGCGGCCTCAATCTGTGCCGTGGCTAAAACGCTCGGAAGCGTACGCACTTCCCCGGCAGTTCTGGGCCCCACGACAGCGACAGCACCGGCAGAGACAAGGAATGTGTCCGCGGCCCCGCCGATCAGTTTTTTTTGTTGTTCTGGTGTCATTCGTTTTATTCCTCGTTTCCATGAGCAGCGGATCACCCAGTCCGATGCTCAATCCTTAAAACTGTGGCCGGACAACGGTCGGAGTGCTGCTGGATCGGGCGATTGATGCCGCCATGCCAGACGCAGCTCGGAGGTCTCTCAGCTGTTGTTCGAGGCCGGCCAAATAAGTTGTGTTGATTCGCTGCGATCGGCCTTCCGTCCCGCTCCACTCGACCACGACTTTTCGGACCTCAGTGATATGCTGAGCCAGCTTCGTGATCCGGCTGGAGAGCGCAGTGTCCTCCTGCCAATCGCCGTATTGCCAGTTTGAGGTGTTGACCGCGGTCATAACAGGCCTTCAAAAAACCTGCCGGGGAGCTCTCCCCGGCAGGTAACAATTATCACATCGCCAAACGCAAGCGACCAAGACTATGCAGTCTTGATGCCAGAGAGCACCAGACCACAGGCCGAATAGATAATCTCTTCCGCAGTTTCCAGGCGGGCACGGATGATCTTTCCATCTGTTTTTGGATCTTCGTATTCCTCGAACGATCCCCCAATGCGAGATCCGTTACCGCTCCAATGGATCGTTCGCATGAACTGCGGAGCCACCACCGGCGGAGCTGACGACTTGCGAAACAGCAGAGCCTTATTGACTGGCCACGACGTTGCAAGAGACGCAGTTTTCGGAGCCGCTACAGTGTTCTTGACACTGTTGGCCGGGATGACTTCGTCAATTCCAAGAGCCGCCGCCAAACCAACCAGATTGATTTCCTTGGCTGTGCGGCTAGAGGAGCCCACGAACTTGTCGAGCACACTGTTATTTTCCATCAGTGCGTCGATCATGCTCTGATCCATCACAATCGCGTTCGGATAAAATCCGCACTGCAACCGGAACGCTTCCTTGTACGCACGGAAGTCGTTTGTGATGTTGGCAGCATCGTCGTCGAATTCATTCGTCACTCCCGTCGTACCCAGAGCATTGACGACTGCGATTACTCGCTGCTCATGTGCCTCGATCACACCGTGTCGGGTAAGCATGCCGGCCACCATGTCGGAATCGATCATTTCCGAATAGATCGCCGAATCACGGTAATCCACACGCATTTCAAGACCATGGTCGGCAGTCTTATAGTCGGCCACCCTGAAATCGGCATCGATCCGCTTGAAGCCACCGTCGCTGTTTCGCGACGTGATTCGAGGCTGCAGCATCTGATTCAGATCCATCGTTCGGTACTGACCGAACGCCGTCTGAGCCTCTGCGACTGGCGCGATTTGCAGGCCAACATAGCCCTGACGCAACGCATCCAGATCCAGCGGATCAAAACCAAGACCAATGTCCTCGCGAGGAGTCACCAGTGCTGATGTTCCTCCGTAATTGATACCCATAACTATGCACTCCCTGCTGGGAACAATGTTTCAAAGTTCGCCGCTACTCAGCGACGACAAAAGATAGGACTACACCCGATCAGGCAGCAAGAATGGTCGATACTCAATCGACTCATCGTCAGCAACTGTTTCGATCGCCACGCCCAGTTGAATTCCGAGGCCGGCGGATTCCACCTTGCCAGCTGCTGCAGCAGTGACAATATCGCCCTCAGTGATCACGCCTTCAGCGAGACCAATGGCAGTGCCGATTGCACTTAGCAGACGAATCGTGCCCTTGCCCGCGGCTTGAGTTGCCTGGGTCAAGTGCCCGCCAATTTTCTTGCCGATGTTCGTGGCTGCAGTCGCAACCACATAGTTCTGACCGGCTGATGACCACTGCATCAGCGAGTTCTTCGCGTGTGCTCCAGCCACGTTAACCGTGATCTCAGAAGCGTCCGTGCGAGTTTCCGTCATGAAAGAATACTCCGTACAAAATAAATCAAAGTTTGAAGAATTCGGCTGATCAATCAGCCGAAACTATTTGGAGATCGCGACCTGTACGCCAGCTCGCTGACGGCGGGCGGAAACTTGTTCCGGCGTGATCTTACGGAAGGCACTGACATACTGCTGGTGCAATTCCGGATGCTCGGCCATGACAGACTGGAGAGCCTGCTGCCGTGGCATTCCGCCCTTGATGGCCTCGTCCACGAGACCCTCAAACTGCTGGAACACATCGCCAGCCAAACCCTTGCCAGCAGATCCCTCCGCAGCAACCTGAGTCAGCTGAGTGCTGCCGACTGCTGCAGTGCCGACCACGACGGTCAGAGCCTGCGACGCCTTCAGCTTTTCGATCTCCACCACCTGGACAGCGGAGAAAGCCTGCAGCACTTTCACTGCGGAATTCTCGGCAATTTCCGCTTGCTGCAGGACAAAGTCCGCAGTCGCGCCCGGGCAGAGCTGCTTGATCTCAGCGATTGTGATGCCCTGCTTAACGCCGGTCTCTGCCGCCGGCTGGCCTGTGACATTCGTCGTCATTTTGCCACTTCCTTCTATCTCGCCAGCCTTTGTTCCCTGATCCGATTCAGGAAGCTCCGGCTCCAAACTTTGAACCAGCGACACAGCGTCACTGATCACTTCATCCACGCTTTTGATCCCATCAATGAGACCCATCTGCAGAGCTTCTGCTGCAGACCAATATCCACCACTAGCGACAGCCGATTGCTGTTCCGCCGTGAGTCCTCGTGCCGTCAAACTCCGCACAAAACCAGCCTGCTCTCGCGCGACGACATCGGCGAGAAACATTTTTTGTTCATCAGTGATCGGCATACCGCGCTGGCCAATCGCCTTTAGTGGGCCGGTCGAAATCGATACGACTTTCACGCCCTCATCTTCATATTGTTTGCTGGTATCCATCAGCACCATAGCCGTGCCGATTGATCCAAGCTGAGCCGACTTTGTGGCATAGATCTGATCGCAGTGGCACGCCAGTCGATACCCGGCCGAACAGCCGTACCCAGCCACATACGCGACGATCGGCTTTTCAAACTGATCAACGATGTCACAAACCTCTTCGCAACCCATTGCCGATCCGCCGGGAGTATCAAGCAGCAAAACCACACCAGTCACGGTGGCTCGATCGGCCAAAAATTTCAGGTCCTGGGCGATGATGTCCCAGGCTGGATAATAATACGACGAGCCTCGCACGATGGCTCCGGAGATCTGTACCACTGCCACGCCAGTCCCATTGAGCGGCAGACTGACAATGAGGCTCGGCCGATCTTCTGGGCTGTATCCGCTGGCATAACTGTATGGCACCCGCTGATCCACAGCTGGAGCATACGCAGACTGGACCGCGTCTCGCATCTGCTGTTCAAACCGAGCATCCACGGAAAATAATTCGCCTTCGATCGTGATCACGGGGTTGCTCCTACAGGCTGAGGCTCGTCTGGCTGATCCACCAGCTGCACGTTGAGTCCATTGCGATTCGGCAGCGGAAACAGGTATTGCCAGTCAACTTTTCGGCCAGTCAACTTTTCAATTTCCACAGATTTTTGGATGGCCGCAAGGACTGCTTTTCCGTTGCCATCTACGACGCGGCGAATGTGCTCCTCGGCTCCAATCCCATACCGAGATCGCACATATCGCTCAAGATCCTGCATCGAGTTGCTAAGCGTGATCAGATCACCAGTCGCATCGTCGACTGGATGCGGATACTTCCAGCCGACTGAGTTCCATTCATGTTTCAGAATCTTCGAACGATGCAGAGTCAGCACCTTTTCGCCGCTGACAAAATCACGCAACATTTTGTCCGTTCGGACTCGGCAGCGAATTAGATTTTTATAAATCCGCTGGTGATACTGACTGCTAAACCAGCGCTGATGTTTTCCATAGGTCGCTCGTGCCTGATCGAGCACGTTTCGAAACTGCGAAAAGTTTGCGTTCTTCGCATCGAGCCGCAGAACGATCGACGGGAGATCCAGGCACATCGCCATATATTCAATGAGTAGGTCGTTGAGCTGCAACATCCCCGCACTGATCTGCGGAGATTGGTTGACGACCAGCTCGTAGCCTGGCCGAGACTGCAGCACACGGCCGGGATGCAGTGCGGCAGTCCGCATGGTAAACCCGGCATCATCTTTTTGCAGGAACGTATCCGACAAAGGATCGTCCGGCATCGCTTGATGTTCACTGAGCCATTTCACAAACGCCGGATCGCTCATTTTTTCGGTGAGCGTGATACAGCTGGCAATCTGAGTCTGCAAAATGTGGGCAAACTCAAGATCGTCTCGGCGCCCAGCGATCGTGCCACAGGGCGCAAGTGAGGTGATTCCACGATTCAGCGAAAATCGATCTGGCTGATAGCAGTGGAACACATTCCGCCAGCCATCGGCGTTGCGGGCCTTGATCGGCTCAACGTCCTGGACCTTGACGACTCGGCCGTATCCGGTCGATTTTTTCGTAAGGAAATAGGTGTCTGGCCGGCCCTTTTCGTCGGTCAAAACACCACATACGCCGCGATCAATCTTGCTCTGGCCTGGAGTCTGGCACCGGTGAGCCTCCGCGTGCATAATCTTTGCAGTGTCGCCCTCCGGCACGACGAAAATATCACCGTCGAAAATGGTTCGGATGTACGCGATGTCAGCTGCAGACTCGAAATCAAACCGGCCCATCGCGTCGAACTGATCCGGATCGGTCGAGTACTCCTGCCACATTCCCTTGATGTGTTCATCAAGCGTTGCGCTGCCAGTCTGCGGGGCTGGAGTCATCATGCCGACGTTTACATTATCTCGCAATCGACGCCGAGCCGAGCTGATGATGGGATCATTTCGTTCCATCATTCGCACAAACGCGATCATCCGCAGATAGTCGTTTTGGTTTTGGATGTGGTAATCGGCATCCGCCCCAATGGCACCGGTCAAGGAAAGTTTCTTGCCTGGTGTCGTCGCAGTTTTCGCGAGCTCATACGACTGAGTTGCCTCAGCCTTGAGCTCTGCGAAATTTTCCGAAATTGTCTGCTGCCGTCGTGCCATGCGGCAGAAGATTGCGTGTGCAAATCTTTTTTTCTACGTCTACTTGTACAATTCTACTTGAACACAAAAAACACGTTGTGCACAAAGAAAGGAGAGTGCATTTACTGTGCACCGCCTAAAGGTCGCTCAGATCCTTACCCTATTTGCCAGACATTGCTACATGAACCTGCTCAAGGATGTATTTCAGCGAGTGACTCACCTTGTCAACATGATGCCCGTTGGCCATCGTAACATGAGACTCACGACAGCCATGATGGAGAGCACTCCACGCCGTGCGGATGTGCCGCTCGGAACTGCTGAGCCGAAACGACATCGCCGGATTTGTGCCGGGAATATTCGGAGCATTCCTTCGGATCGGAACGCGAATCGTGAGCCATTCAATTTCCGACTCATCAACCTCAGTCACCACAGCAGCAGCGGGCTCAGCAGCAGGAACAGCAGCCGGCTCAGCGGCCGAAGAAGCAGATCGATCCTGAGCGGCTAACCATTCCTTGACTGACTCAAGAAACGCCACTCCACTGCCAGCCGTTGGACAGCCCTTGACCACCCAGCCGGTCATTGTACCGGGAGATACAGACAGAGCTTTTTCAATATTTTCAAAACGGATCGGACTTACCACAAATCACCTCTGAGACAGTAAAAAACGAGACGCATGAAACACATTCTGCTCAGTAGGACGATCCGTTCGATTCCCACTCTCAGACGCAGCTCCAGCAGGCTGAAACCGCTTCGGTAATGCGACCACATCCCAGGTCGCTCCATTCTTTGTGAACCATTCTGCAAGCACTCGGCCAGTTCGGATCTGGTCGCCAGCTTCGTTTGCTCCTGATCGCTGCCAGCGAGTGCCCTCTTTATAGTCGGCCGTTAATTGTGCATACCAGCTTTTGTAAGTTTCGTGCCCTTCAACAAGATCCACGGGGAAACTTACGAACCCTTTTTCACCGCGTTGAATCCGCTTTGAAGTCAACGCTATTCGATAGTCTTGAGTCCGCTCGGTTGCCATCATCAGTAGGTCACCCTCACCGATATCCTTTTGCATTTTCAGCAGCCTCGGATCTATGGATGCACGGCGATAACCAAACGAATACCAGTCCACATTGTTTCCGCGATCGGTTCGCGAATCCCCCTTCATTGCGATGGCCCGGCCGCCGATCTGGTCAACCAGCTCGTACACTTCCGTCGTAAACTTTCCGGAGTCCAGCCCAATTGGAAAATCCTTGACAGGCAGACGCAGGCCGGAGCCGATCACGGGATATGTTCGATCGAGTGACTCCAAAAATTTTGCCTTACCCACGGTCAGACCGAAGTCCACAACAGCCCCCTGAGCTCCGCGAGCCCACGCCTGGACCATCCAGTGGAACAGCATGTCATCACCGGAGTAACCCACGTCAGCAGTGGTCACTAAAAATGCAGTATCGCCTGGGCATTCTTTGAGCGTGTGTTCGCCTCGCAGGTGCTCGGCCAACTCACTCACGGCGACACTGCCACTCTTCTGGACCCAGACTTCCCCCAGCGTCTCAGTGACAAAGTTTTTTAAGGCTTGCAAATCGCCGTTTCGCTGAGCCTCGACGGCTTCCACGAATTCCCGAGCCACAGCACCCCAGCCGGAAATCAGCAGGCTGTAGAGCTTGCTGAGCGGCCCGAAAATCGCGGTATCCGAATCGACGGTCGGCTTTCCACAGATCTCGCCATCCGCGTCAATCCATTCCCCCGGTGCGATCCACTTTCCGGCCCGCATCATCTGCGGACGATGATGATTCTCAACGTCCTGACTGCAGTGCTGGCAGACATATCGAGCTGTCTTTTCTGCGAGTGCAGGAGTCTGCTCGCCGATTTCGTTTCGATCCCACTTGACGCGCTCGAACTCAAGCGGCTGAAATTCCCTGCAGTGCGGGCACGGGACCACATAGCGGAACTCAATCACGCTACCCGACTGTCGCAACTTATGCACTCGCGATTCTGCAGCACTGACCGGCGAACCCTCCTCGCAGATTTTTACGTTTCGCGCGTATCCGGACGTTCGTTTTTCGATCCGCTTGCTGGCGTCTGACTCCTTATCAGAGACTGACGGAGTCGGAATTTTTTCGTGTTCAAATTTAAAAACATACCGTGCAGGATAGCCGGAAGAATCTGAGATCGTCCCCGCATTTGCGAGCCGGATTGAGCAGTCATTAAAACGCACGACTCGCCGATTTCTCACACCGGCCGCGAGCACTTTTCGCACTGGCCGCGTGGCCTCGAACATCGGATAGAGCTGCTCTGTCACTGTGTTCTGCAATACCTGCCGATCCCCAAACAGCACAGCCATTGGAGCCGGATCTTCGCACGCGACCCACGCCATGATCGAAAGCAGCGTCGACGTCTTCATGAGTCGCGTTGCCCATTGCAGATTAAATTTTCGGATGCTGTTGGACAGCCATCCACGCTCAATCACACCCCGGACATGCGGCGCCACATCGAAATCAAATGCGGTGGCCTCCCAGGTCTCCGGGAAACGAACGTGCCACGGCATCCACTCCAGCGGATTCGCTGGCTGCCGCCGCAGAAACGCATGAGCGACAGACTGCCGCAGCGAATCCTTTGTAATTCCGTATCCGCTAAGCATTACACAACATCCTGATCGACCTCAAAAACTTCCTCCGGCACTCGCTCAAGCCATCGCTGGTAACTCTCCGTGACCTTCAGCAAGACTCGCTGCAGAGGGGCCAGTTTCGAAACCTCTTTGACTTCCGAATCATCTACAAAAATCAGCGGCAGAAATTCAGGAGGAACCTGTTGTGACATGACAAACGGAACGTCGTCAATCAACCGCCGCAACTCACCGAGTGCCTCCGATAGTAGACTCCGGACAACCTCCGAGCGCACCAGCGAGCCCTCAGCAATCGCTTCTGCCCGCTCTTTCTTGACTCGATCAAGCCGCTTATTCGCCGCCTCCTCCTCCAGCTTTTGCAACTCAGCCGACTGGCGACGCACCGCAATGCCATCATCGTCGTTTTTGTCCTCATGCCACAGGCACTGAGCCACAGCAATTCCGACTACATCCCAGCCATCCTCATTACACAATTCGTCCTTCCACCAAGGCGACCGAATCCGCCGCATCTCCTGCAACCGCTGCGGCGAAATCCCTAACAACGCCGCAGCATCCGCCTGGGTCTTCACCCGCTTTCGATCTCGATTACTCACACCCTGGGAACGCACCTCTTTAACCATCAAATTTCACCCACCAGGAAGAAAGAAAGCCCCTGTTTTCTACACATGCGCCGAATCCCGCGCTAAACCTTAAC